TTAAACTTATATTCAAAGTTAGTGTATAAATATCCATTTACAAAATTAAAATCATAAGAAATAACAATGTCTGTAGCGTCTTTCAGCTCATGTCTTATTGTTATTTCAACCCTTTCAATATCTGTAAATCTAGGTATTACTTTTAAAATATGATTTGTCTCTATTGGTCTAAATACTTTCATACTTAATAAACGAAGATTTTAAAATGTTTTACAAAAAAAGCATACCCTAGGATATGCTTTTCTAACTAAACCAAACTATGAAAATTAAACTTCTGTAATATAGCTACTCGAAACTAAAGCGAATAAAGCAGTTTTCATTGATGAATTTAAAAATGGTGCTGGAAGTCTTTCCTCTCCTGTAGCCTCAAGTGTGAATCCTGTTAAGTCTCCACTTGCGCCACCCATTGTAATAGAACCACCTGTAGCATCCATTCCGTTATCAATACCTGCTAATTTTACGTTACCATTATAGTCTTCAACGAATACTAAAGGTCTTCCGTACATCATTAACGTTAACTCTGTTTGAGTTTCAGCATCTAATTTAGGAAATGTACAAGCTAAAGCCTGACTAAAAAAAGTAGTCCCGTTATCTCTTGAACTTGTCGGCGTTTCTACAAATGTATTTGCGCTACCTTTCAATTCCCACTTAAACACTTCTGTTAATGTTCCTAAACCGGTTACAATATTACCTGCTACTACAACGCCATAGGAATCATAATTAGCTATGTAGATATTTTTTACACCGCCTTTTTGGTCTTTACAAGGTAATTTTCTACCTTTTGATAAATCACAACTCATATTAATATATGTATTTTAAAGCACCTTAATTTAATAAGGTGCTTTATGTTAAAATTATGCTATTACTCTTGCGTAAACAATCTCTGCTCCGTAAGCATAACCTACACCAGCATTGTAAACCATTGTGCCTCTCACTTTACCTGTAAGTAAACCGATTGAATCCTCGTCTACTACGTCGATTTGGTTGTGGTCTGCTAATGCTCCTGTAGCAAACGCCAAATTTTTAGGGTCTGCGATAACAATTGTTGAACTTGGCAATCCGTTATCAGTTACCAAAGTATAGTTTCCAAACACTAAAGAAGTATTTGCGTTACCGCCAAGTCCGTTTGTAATTCCTTTCGACGCTAAATAGAAGTTATACGCTTGTGCAATGTCAGCAGAAACAGAAACTTTTAAGTTGCTATTGCCTCTCAAGGCTACAGGAACTGCATTTAAAGCTAATTTGATTTGAGCCTCAACGTTTGCTTCTGTAACAGCGTCTAAATCGACATCAATAACCGTAGCATCGGCTTCAAACAAGGTTAAAAAACCATCGAACTCTCCAGCGTTACCAGCATCTCCATTCCAAATAATTGAACCACAATCTTGAGCAATTTGTGCTAATTTATCAACGATAACTGCATCCAAAATCTCTTTGTCCATATTGGTGTTTGAAGCCGATGCACCCATGCTCTCTTCTGTCCAAGTAGCTCTGAAATCCTCTTTACATAAATCAAAGTCATCTTTGAATTTTTTAGGTTCTAATACTACTTCGTTTAATGTTATAGAACCTGCTGGAACGTGTCCGCAAGTATAATCTCTACGTCCGTTAGTAGTTTGTAATTTACGTAAAACTATTTTAAAGTTTACATTTGGTAAAACTTGACAAACGCCATTTTTCAAAGCGTCTGCTTCTTTGAATGTTTTTAAAAACATTCCTCCTGCTGTCTTACCAGCGTAAGACGATGTAATTGTTGTTGTTGTTGCCATTTCTTATTTTGCGTTTTGTAATTCGTTAAACATTCTTTCTTTGAAGTTTTTAGGTTCTTTAATAACCTTTGCTTCTGGGTTTGGTTTTGTTTCAGCGGTTAAAGCTATTTCAGTAGCTTTTAAAAACTCTGATTTTAAAGTAACATTATTATCTTCAATTACCTTTCCGACTGATTTAAGGATATCATTTTTCATCCCTATAATCATTTCTTTAATACCTGCCATTTGCATAGGCTCTGCTTCTTTACTTTGTTCTGCTGGTGCTTCGGGTTGCATAACCTCTGTAATTTCTCCACCTACTAAAACAAGTGTAGTACCATCCTCTCCAACGTACTTGCCATCAGGAGCATCAACTGCCAACTTAACAATTTCTGCTGTAGGTGTAGTCTCAACTTCTGAAAGCTCTACTTTTTCGATTGAAAATAATTCTTTCAATGCGTTCATAAATTTGTTCTCTTTTGTCATTTTATAATTATTTAATTTAAACGCTCCATCGATAGAGAAACCTTTAATTTCTCCGCTTTTAATTTTTGTTTTTATTTCTTCATTATCAATCTTCATTATTGCAAACCAAGTCCCTATTGGTAAATCATAACCATAAGCATTACTTTTATCTTGTTCAAACTCTTTTATCCAGCTTTCAACAATTGTAACATCGCTTAATTTTAAATTATAATCATGTTCTTCTGTCGATTGACTTTGATACCCATTTATATGAAAATGTCGTTGTGCTAATTCTATTGTTTCTTTAGGAAATACAATATTAAAAGGCGTACCATCTTCCGATAATCTTAATATTTTTTTATCAGGAATCAAAACGGGCGACATCAATAAGCCTTTTTCAATTTCCTTTAATTGCAAAACCTCTTCTTCTTTAGATAAATAAACCCCAACCTCTTCTATAGCTGGTTGATTTACTAAAGAAACAGCAAAAACTCCTTTTTGCTCTTCGGGATTAAACTCTACAATGTATGTCTCCATATTCTATAAACGAATGATTAAAATAGTTTTACATTTTTTATCCTAATGTTGCACCTTGAATTATGTTTCTGTCAAGGTTTTGAGCTGTTGTTATGTTATTTGAAACAACATAAGCTCTCACTGGTTCTGCTTGTCGTGCGCCCAATGTTGAGGCTATTTGATTAGTCCCAGCATTACCAACAACGTTAAATGATGGCGGTGTACTTGCAACACTTGGTGCGCTTGCTGAACCACCGCTACTACCACCTTTTAAATTGGGTGCTTTTACGGATAATATTTTTTTGACATTTGCCAAACCACTCGCAACTGCAACACCGGCAAAAGCTGCGCCCAAAGCTGGGGATGCTGGTGTTGGTATTGGTAAAAATGCGCTTTCATATGCTTTTTGTGCTGACGAATAAGTAGATATTAATGTTGATGCTACAGCCAAACCTTTTCCAACACCTGTGCTTTCTCCAGCTAATGACGCTAAATCACTTAATGCTGTTGCTATTCCGTTAACTTGATTTTCTCTCGCTTGTAATTCTAATTTTAATATTTCTTTTCGTGCCTCGCTTTGAGCCTTTTCATTTTCAGTTCTTTTCTTATCCTCATTATCCAACTGCTCAATACCTGCTTTTGTATTATCTAAAAGCGTTTGGTCTAAATTAAAACGCTCTTCTATTTTTAGATTTATTTGTTCTAAATCGGCTAATGCAAGTGCTTTTTGAAATTCCAAATAATCAGCAAGCTCCTGCTCTCTTTGTTTTTTTAACTCCTCTCTTCTTTGTTCGTATGCTTTCTTTTGGTCTTCTAATTTCTTTTTTTCTGCTTCACGTTCTGCATCAGCTAATTTTAAATCATACTCTAAAGATAAATTAATACGCTCTTCTTTTGATTTTAAATACTGCTCTCTTGCTTTATCTACATCATCATTTAATTTCTTTTGCTGTTCTCTTACTGCTTTTAATTCATCCTGACTTGCACCAGCACTTTGTTTTTTAGTTTCATTATAAAAGTCCTGTGCTAACTTATATTTTTCATTATATTGGTCTGCTAAAACATTTGTTTTCTTTTTTGAAAAATCACGCTCGATGTTATATATTTCCTCTTCGCTTTTACCAGCTATTTTTGCTCTTAATAATGCTTGATTTTTTTGGGTTTCTAACAAACCTAAATTTTCATTAAGCAAATAATTTGAACGCTCAAGCATTTGGTTAAATCTATCTTGAGCCGAAACTTGTTCGTCTGTAGCATCTTTACTTTTTGATAAAGCTGTAATCAAAGCACCAATAAGCAAAACTATTGCGCCTATTCCAGAAGTGGCTAAAGCTAATCTTAATGCTTTTAATGCTCCTGTAGTTCCACCAACCGCTGTAGCATAAGCATATTGTAAGCCTATTTGCACCTTTGTAGCAACATTTGAAACGCCAATCATTAATGCACTCTCTTTTTGAAGTGCATTCGCGACTGATTGAATACCAACGGTAAGACCTATTGCACTTTCAACTTTCATCATTTGCTCTTGTAAGTCTTTGTTCTCGTCTCCAAGCAAAGCAGAAGCGGATGTGGCTATAGAAAAAGCACCACTCATAGCTTGCGCACCCTCAACAATACCATCGATATGTTTTGTATCGCTACCTAAATTCTTAATTTCAGTATTTATATCAATGATTCTATCCGAAACCTCTCCAGCTCGTGCCGATATTTCTTTATATTTAGCCGAACCCTCAGGTAATCGTGCCATTTCTTCTTTTAGTTGACGTAATTCCGCTTTTAAAGAAATGCTTTTTTGTTCGGTTTGCTTTAATGTTTCAACAAAAGTATCTAATCCACCCTGTGCATTTAGAGTATTTACATCAATTTCAATTACTTTCTTGATTCCCATTGTCTTTTTATTTTATTTTTTAATTGTTTGATGTTTTTTGGTAAGTGATTTTTACCTTTTGCAATATCAATAACATCGCTTTTTACATTCCAAGTATCGTGCTGTAATAAATCTATAACTTCTTTTATCATGTCGTTTGTAATAATAGTATTTTATCTCCTTTATCGCTATTAATCATAATAACTCTATCTGTTCCTCCTGTATTGTCTGTTGGTGTTATGTATATAACTCCGTTTGAACACGAAAGCGAATCTATAAAACCTGCGCTATCTGTATCAATAGACCATTTAACATCATTTGAATCAATGTAGCGTATTTCATTAACTACGTTATCAGGTGCTATTTGTCTTCCAAAATTATTATTCGCTTGTGCTGGTCTAAAATCTTGTATTAACTCTAAATCAACTTCGAAATTTAATAGATTTGTAGTAAAATTATTTATGATATATTTTTTATCTCGAATAACTACTCTATCATTTAACTTTAAATCAATCAATTCAATCAATGGTAATCGCATCTTTACTTTTGCCATTCTTGACTTTAACGAATATAGATTTGTTAAATAGTTTAAATAGTAGTTATTGAATAATGTATTCGTGATTACGTTTAAGTATAATGTAGATATTTCAAGTCCCCAATTTAATGTATTAACTAATCCCTCTTGAACTATGTCTTGACCAAATACGTTATACGATGTTGCGTGTACGTGTGTTGAGCTATACTCTAAATAAAAATCCGCTGGTTGGTTTCCGTATCTATAAAGTATAACTGGCTTTGGAATATAGTTTTTATAGTCGGGTGCTGTCTTTAAACAATATCCAACCTGTAAATAAGTGCCTGTAAATTTGTTAAATTGAATATTCTCAAAAGGTAATTCAATAGAATAATCACTACCATCATTCGTAAACTCATAACTTAAATCTCCGTACTCTCTTGCAAATAGATTGAAAAATTGTCTATTAATTAAACTTTCGCTTTTTTGATATTTAAAGTTAATTTTTTTATATGCCTTTAATCTTTCAAATGTAATGTCGGTTGTAGTATATTTAGTAAAGTCTTTTATCTTGCCTTTTTGATACCATTCTTCTAACTGCTCTAATATAAAATTAGTGCCATCCGTAGAAAATGCCGTAAGATTAAACATCTTTAAAATACCACTAAAGAAATCGCTTACTTTTATATCGGGGGCTAAACTTGGCAAATCCAAATCCCCTGTAGTGTTTAATGTTCCACTATTAGCTGTCGATGTATTATAGTTTATATTTGTAGTTATAGGAGGTGTAACAGAAGCCATTACCATGGCAAAATTACAGGCAAAAGCTATAGGTATATCCGAGTGAAATTTAAAGCTATAAACTCCCAGATATAATATATTTTCATTTATTCCATTTTGAGTAAAGATATTTTTACCCTCCGAACCAACACCTGTTATAGTTGATACAAGAATATTATTTCTATAAACGAAAACACTCCATCCAACACCCGAAGCAATAGAAACAGCAACTCCAAAACTTGCAGATAACGTCAATATGTTTGGCAATCCAACATACGTTATTTTATTTGTTGTTAAATTTATACTAAATGGTGTTCCACCATCTACTTTACTTGTTAAGTCAACATCTACAATTGATGATTTATTTACAAATGTTTCTTTATTTTTAAACCATAAAAAAGCCTCTGTAAATCTCGGCTCATTTAAAAATGTTCCGTTAAATGTAACTCCATATTTATTTTCAAATGCTTCAAAGATTTTCTTTACTCTAACTGCTGGAAATAATTCACTTGTATTTATTCCGTGTGCAGATATAGTTATATCATCAGCACCACCACCTGTATTTTGCCAAACTCTATTTGATGATATTAAAGGAAAACTAATATCACTATTTACATTATTTTTAACAATGTCAACTACATTTGATGCCGTATAATCAAATGTATAATCGTTCAACTCTTGCACATTAATTAACTTATCCTCTCCAAATCTATCGGTTAATGATTTTAGATTTCCGAAAAAAGTAAGTTTATAGTTTTGTATTATATTTTTTTCAATAGTAGCCGATTCTAATTGCCATCTACCATAACGGAATATAGCTGTATCAACTTCTATCCATCCGTTATATCGCAATCTTTGGTCGTAAGCATTATCAACTGAATTTTCGTACCAATGTTTAAAAATAGCGTTATTTACATTGTCTGCTGGTATTGTAAAAGTTTGTGAATAGTCAGTATAAACCTTGCTTATATCATTAACATTTTGAATTGACGACGTTACAGAAATAGTTTCATCTTTAAAAACATTGATTCGTTTTATAGTATCGTCAATATCTATATATAAAGCTACTTTCATCTATATTACATTGTTAATTAAATCAAAAGCATAATCAAACTCTACTTCATAATTTATATTTTTATCTTTCAAATGCGTTTTGTAAACCATTGATTTTGTTTTTACAATTACTGGAACTGAATCTAAATAAACGCTTTCACTTAAAAGCAAATCTTTAATCAAATCAAAATAGTTTTCATTTACCCACCCAGTATTTAATTTAACACTTTCATTTCCATTAAAGGCAAACACCTTGCTTTGACCATCATAAATATTATACTCTGTATCATTTGGCATAAATTGATATGCTTGGCTTTTAACATCAATGCTATTTGTTTTTGATTTAAAAAATATTAAATTTTCCCATCCTCCTGATTTATTTATAAAGTTACATACTACAGGCGTATATTTAGGCTCACATATTAAGTCAGCATATATTTTTATGTATTGTGGCGTTGTTTCTAAATCATAAGACAAAGTGTTTTCTCCAATCATAATTGGAAAACGCCATAAAGAATCATATTCGTTTGTTATCTCCGTATCAACACCATCACTTGTCCAAACATAATCTCCAGCTTTTAACCAAATATTAATAAATTTATTCTCATTATTGTTATCAATATTTATTCTTGTATCTCCACGCAATAACAAAACATCGCTGTTATCATTATAATTAACACCATCTAAATAATTTGTATAACCATCAAAACAAACAAATGTTTCAACGCCTAAATACGTTTCAACACCATCTACTATTTTATAGCTTTTAACCTTGCAAAATGCTATATGTGTATCGTCTGCCATTTCGGGCGACGTAATTAAAAATTGCGGGTATCTTAAAAAGATATTTTCTTTAACATAATTACTTATGTTATAACTATTTTTTATCTGTGATACGCTTACAATATCTTTTGTCAATGTATATGTTGGCTCACTTGGTTCTGTTGTATTTTGATTCCAAATAAATAATTCTATCTTACTACCTGTTTGTCCTGTCTCTGCAATTTCAACTATAAATGGGCTTCTTACAAATATTTTTCTCATTTTTTAATATTTAATGCTTGTTTTATTAGTTTTTCTGAATCCAATCCATACGCCTCAATAACATCGTCAGGTAATTTCTTAAACCCATCCTCCATTGGTTTACTAAAAAATCTACTTGGCTTTATTCCTGTTTGATAAATACTTCTTGTTATTATAAATGCTGTGCTTTCATAGCTCATAAACCTGCTGGAGTTTTTGTCTTTGAATTGTATTCTTTTTAATTTTACCCATTCAAGGATAGCATTTGTCAATCCTCCTTTTCTACCTGTTCCGCTCCCAAATCTAAATGGACTTTCGGGAGCTTTTCTACTACTTGCTTTTCCTTTTACTCCTAAATCTTGAAAAGCACCATACTCTTCCATTTCAAAGTAAATTCCAATACTATTTTTAGATACTTTGGAATTTCCTTTTATAGAACTATGAAGTTTTTTACTTGCATTTTTATCTTTTCTTGTTAAGTTTGCCTTTGCTTGAGTTACAACATACTTAACATATTTCGATAAAACTTTATTTAATTCATCTTTAGCAAACATTTGTATCGTTATCAGGATAATTTAAAGTTAAATCTAATACCATTCCATCCATTCCGTTGGTATATGAATTGAAAAATACTTGTGGCTCTGTTGCGCTTACTAATTCAATATCATAATCATTTCGTTTTAACTCTAAAGACTTAACTAAATTATTTAAAACAGAATGCGCTGTTTGGATATTATCAACTCTATTATCGTTTCCGTTTAACTTATCCGTAATTACCGCTTTAACTTTGTCTCTTTGGGTTATAAACAAAACCTCAAACGAAATATTTTTATCTTGAAAGTTAGCCCCGACAATATTAATATTAACAAGATTATAAATATTCTTTTTATTGAAATCAATGTCATCTTCGGTATTAAATATTGTAATCGTATTTACATCGATGTCATCATTCAAATAACCAACCATAACATCTAAACATCTACTTACTGCGTTTCTCATTTTTTTACATTTAATTGTCTCTTGTGTTCTTCGTTCTCGTCTTTTAAAAACTCCAAATGTGTTAAGAATTGGAATATGCTTAATTTGTAAACTTCATCGTGCTTAAATCTGTCTCCTTTAGCAATTGCATTAACCGAGATATACCAACCCCATTTTTCTCCGAATCTATTATCTGTTGTTGCGTCATTCGTTGTTTCAAATAAGTTGGAATATGTTTCACTAATTCGTTTCTTAAATTCCAAAAAAAAACCTTTGCGCCTAATAATGCGGATGCTGGAGCGTCTAACATTTTTTCAAATCCATCAGTTCCTTTATAGTCTTCAATATTATACATATTTTTAAACGTGCTTACAATAGGTCTAAACATAACCATCATAAGACGTAATGGGTCACTATCGTAATAAGTATCTAAATCAATATATTCTGCTGTTGTAAACTCATCAAAGTTTGGAATAAACCCATAAGTAGTTCCGTTTAAAATAAACCTATCTTTAAACTCACTCTCGTTAGTTATGGTATTATTTAGCGTTTTGATTATCTCGTTAAGCTCTGCAATTGGTATTTTTATAACATCCTCAATATCTATATTGCAAAATATTGAAACCATTTTAAATGGCAATAATGTATCTGAATACATTTCTGTAGCCTCATTCCATTTTATAAGTTGGCTTATCTTAATATCTTCTAATGATGTTGGTACTTCTATCCTCATACTTTATAAACGAATTTTTTAATTTATTTTTAACCTGTTACGTAAATTCCTTTGTTTGAATTTAAAACAAAATACATTCTCATCATTAAGGCGTCTGAATAATCGGGGGAGCGTCCAATTTTCTTTTTTACTTCATCTTTGCTTAGTAGTGATATTTTATTTGTATCTGTTTCTTTTGAAAGCCTTACCATTTCTAATTCTTCTGAAAGCAATTGCTCTTGCTTTTCATTGCATTTAACATATATTTCATTTCTATTTATATGCTCGGATAATTTATAATAGCATTGTGTTTTTATGTTTTGAAAATTCTCCTCTCTTCCTTTTATTTTTATTGGCTTTGAATTATTTACAAACCCAATACACTTTAAATAATCAACAACACCACCACCAACTCCATCCTCATCAACGATTACATTAATCCTATTTACATTAAACTCTTTTATCAATTCATTAATAACATCAACACTTTCATTTACTTTTGACACCTGCATCTCTACTATTTTTTCAACACGTAATCCATCCCAAACCATAAAGATACTTTTATCTTTTCCTAATCTTGCAATATCTCCTGTGATATATTTAATACCATTTTGTAAATGAGTGTTTGAGAATAATTTACTTATACTCTCATTCATTATAAGTTGTCCTATATCCTCTGACGCTTCTGCTTCATATAATTCTTTAAATATTTTTTCTGGTAAATCTCTTTGAGCCTGTAATACTTCTTCAATATCTAATATTCCCTCACGTATTGCGTCCCAACAAGTTACTTTAAAATATTCATATTCTTTATCGCTTTTACTTTTTTCTTTTAATTTGTGTACCCAGTTTGAAATACCTCCAAAGTTACCTATTATCTTGCACGGAGCTTGTGTTGCGGTTAGTGTTGAACGTAATGCATACCAAGCCTCTTCTTTTGCTCTCGGCGCTTCATCAAAAACACAAGCATAAACATCCTCTCCATAAAGGTTATCTGGATTGTCAGCAGATTTAAAATGTATTTCAGCACCATTTGGACAATTTATAATTAAATTACTTTCGTTAAATGAATAAACCCCGTATTGAACGAGGTTTCTTTTTAATCTTTTAAACGCTATTTTAGATTGATTATAAACAGGAGCAACCCACCAGTAATTTTTTCCATTTGAATTTTCAAATTGATGAGCTTTGCCAAACAACCAAATAATATGAGAATGTGTTTTACCAGCTTTTGTTGATGCTTCTGTAATTGTAAAGCGTGCCTTTGAAAATAATATTGCTTTTTGATAGTCTGTTAAATGTGGTTTGTTTATTTCCATTCATTCATATCGATAGTTGGTATTTTCAATTCTGTTTTTTGGTCGATTGTTTGTTTTGGCATTCCATATCTATAACTTAACCATATTTTTATAGCATTTACATCGCTATCTAATACTTTAGCATATAGCATTTTCCAAACCGTATCAGGTACAGATATAGCGTCCATTGTTTCGATAAGATTTATAACTTCATCTTTTTTTAATCTACCCGAATTTGGTCTTGCCCCTCCGTGTTTCTTTTTATCCTCCATCTTGAAAAAATTTGAAATCCAAGTTTTACCAATACTTATCTACAAAATGCAATATAGTATATACAATTGCAAAAGATAGTATTAGATATGATATTAATTTTAGTTTGTTTTTCATTCTACTTCTTCAACCAGCATTTGGTCTGTTACAATTAAAAATCCTTTTCCGTTTTCTTCACACCATTTTTGAGCCTCTTCTTGTGTTTCTGCTTCTACGTAATCTCCAAAGTACTCTAACTCTTTTTCGTTTACGATAGCCTTTACTTTAGTTATCCATTGTGGCATCGTAAATAGTTTTTAAGTCTTTCATATATGCGTTTTGATATTGTATTCCACAAGTTGAACACGATTCAGTTTTTACATTAAACAAACGCATCCATACTAATTCAGCTTGTTTTATATCATTTGCTTTTTCCATTGGAATTGGTATTCCATTATACCAGCTAAATAAGTCTGTTAGAAAAACAATATCTTCTTCGTTTGGTTTTACTGGTCTTTTAAATGGAAACAATCTATTTAAAGCATCTTGTCTTTCCTTACACCCATCGCATTGTTCAATACCTAAAATATCTGTTACTTTAGCGATAGCGTCTCCAACTCCTCTAATACCACTTTGTTTTTTATTTTTTGCCATGTTTTATAAATTGTGTTATAATGAATACCTGTTTTATTTGATAAGTCAAGCATTGATGTTCCTTTTACCTGTCTAACTATTTTATTTTCTTCGTTGGTTATGTTCTTTCCGCACAAAGCATCAATTAAAAGATTTTCAAATCTATTCGCATCTTTTATTTTTATTTGATTTATAGTTGTTTCAATTTCGTAAAACTCATCCTGATTAATATTTATATTTTCAAAAAACTTAATATCGTCAATTTGGATTTCTCTATTTTTTAAACTACTTTTTTTTACTGAATCAAAAAATATACTTTTCATTGTGAAGTAAATATAAACAAAATTTATATCTTCAAACTTTTTTTTTGATTCATATAATTTCAAATAAGTATCTTGCACTAAATCTTGAGCTGTTATTTCATTTAAGCAAATAGTTCTTGCCATTTCATATAGCTTGTCATTATGCTTTGATAGCTCATTTAGCATTTTTTACTTTTTTGGTTGTCTTGTTCTTTTTTTAACCTCTTTAATAAGGCGTGCTTCTTCTTTGATTGGTTGTTCTTCTGAAAATTTACAAACTCCTTTTTCTACTAATTTTTTTGCTCTTTCGTTTGAGGTTTCAAATTCAATATCAGCATATCTTCTTTTGTTTTCGGTTTTGTCTGTAAATGAAATTAATGGAATTACTTTTGTCATTTCTTTTTAATTTATTGGTTGTGTGTCTCTTTTCACTTTTCTAAACCTATCAAATACTTGAGTAGGTGTTAATCCTGAGGCGAATAGTTGCCATCTGAATACTTGGTTATTTGAACGCTTATCGAAATAATCGAATCCGTTTAGTTCTTGAGTAAATTGTATGTAGTTCATATCACAAATATATAAATAATTATTAACATAGCTACAATCGCTATTAAAAAAAGTTTAATCGTTTCGGTTTTGGCGTTCATATTTATCGTGTATTGATTTCCAGTACGCTTGTTTTTGTGGGGTATTTTTCCATATAAATCCAAAAATTAATGCGCCACGTAGTGAGTATGCTTCTCTTGTTAACATTTCCTCGTCTGTATTCTCAAGCGCAAGTTTTCGCTCTTCTTCGGTTAGGTCGTTAAACCATTCTTTTATTGTTTTCATAGTTGTTATTTATACTGATTTTAAATAATACCAATAAAATTATTATTGCAATCGAACTCGAAGTTAAACTTTAATTCCATAGTAAAATACTCGATGTCTGCTTTTAGTTCTTTTACTTTTGGATTGTTTGGCTCTGTTATAATTAATTTATTATAGTCTTTTATTTTTTGGTCAATTGAATAAGTTATTTTTGATTTAGCCATTATTTTATAGAGTGAATTAACATATAAGCATCTCTTTGCTCTTGATTAGTTCTTTGTTCTATTTTAGTTATTTGTCTAAAAAAATCAGCGTTTACCTTTGAGCGCGTGGGTTTTATTTGATAGTATTTTATTTCTAAATATCCGCACATTTCAATTAGCTTTTTTGAAATTTCGTGATTTGCGCCAGTACGTTGTCCTATTTGTGCATTTATTGAATTACTTCCATTTGTTTTATGCCAGTTGGATTTATTTAAAAACCCACATTCAATATAAACTTCAATATTTTCTTTTCCTATCGTTTCAGTAAGTTCTTTTAATTTATCAAATATTTGAAAAAAAGTTAAATTAGATAATATAATTTCTTTTCCTTTTTTAAAAGCAACTCCGCTTTTTGTAACGTCAGGGTCAATACCTATTATTATTTTTTGCTCTAACATTTTACCATTTTATTATAAATTTCGATTGCTTTTTCTTTTTCATCAGCTGGTAGTTTGTGCAATGCGTAACGATATGGATTGCCAAATTTATTATTTCGCTTAATCATTTGAGTTTCTAATTTTAAATTATATTTTTTTCCTAAATTAGAAACCCTTGTTCTAAATCCTGATAGTGTTGGAAAATCAAAAATAGATACGCTGCCTTGAAGTATTAAAGTTAATAAAACTTCTTGAATATTTGATTTTGGATATTCAAAACCTTGAAATAATTCTAATTGTTTTTTCATTATTGTTTAGTTTAAGTTATTATTTTTTTAACCAAGTTTCATCTTTTATGCTAAAATTATTATTTGTTTCATAAGGTAACCAATCTTTATTTACATCAAATATAATTGGTTCAAAAGGTATATTTCTTGAGTATTCGCATTTTGCAATTGTTTCATTATCATTTTTTTCTATAAATACAACCGTTTCTGCTTTTTTTAATATACTACTTCCGACATGTCCTACTGGTTTTGATGTTCCGAAATTCTTGTGTAATATTCCAGTGCAATGCATTTTACCTTTTGCAGTCCATTGCAATAGCTTTTCAGTTAATCCAGTTGACTGCTCAAGACTATTAAAATCTGTTACTAAATCAACAAAGCCATCAATAGACATTAAGCCTATCTTATCTTTAAACTCGCTTTCAAAAACAACCCAATCAATAAAATCAAATCGCTCTTTTGGTGTGTATTGTCGTAAAGAAAACGTTTTATATAAATCATAGTTTGAGCCAATCATTTCTAAAACACGCCTTTGTACTCTTTGAGTGTGAAAATTACTTTGCTCTGTATCAAAAGAAACTACAAACTTTTCGTTTGTGTTATGACCTTTTATACTTGGGTTTAATATGTTTGATTTACCGCCTATGTAACCAGCCTCAATCATTGATTTAAAAAAAGTTTTTCTACTTTTTGAAGCTCCAACAATGCAACTGAAATCGCCATAACTACCAAATGGTATTGGATATAAATTACCCTTATATTCACTTTCACGAATAGAAATTGCAATAGGTTGTTGTTTTATTTCTTCACTTGGGTCTATTAACGCCTCTTGAAATATCTTTTTAAAGTCTGTTTCAATAGGAGGTAAAATTGTCGTTTCGTTAATTTCTATTTTATCAAACATTTTTATAAGTATTTATTGCAAGCGTTATTGTTGCGTTTAAGTTATTATAAATGTTTTCCTCGCTCCACATATCACAAACTTCTAAAAATTCATTAGGATTAATATTTTGACATAATTCAGTATTTGATTTAAAGTTTTCTTTTAAGTCAAAGTTAGACATCATACTCCAAGTATCTTTTAATCCTTTACTCTCAAAATAGTTTTTTATTTCAAGTACGTTAGCCTCTTTTCTAAATTCGTTATACAAACCATCTAAAGGCATTTTAAGGATTTTATTTACATTTTGTTGTGCTAAATCAAAATCCCTAACTATACGCATTTGGGTAATGAAATTCATAATGTATAACTTTGCAAATAGCTTGTTTTCTTGAACTTCAATTTTATTAGTGTTGTTTATAAATTCAATTACCGAATTTAAAGCATCGGCATCAGTTGAATTTGGTTTGTTTTGACTTGATATTGTGAAACCAAGTCTTTTAATAGCTTCTTTTAGTTTCATAGCTTATCTTTATTTGAGTCCTTATCTTTAAAAAGTTGTGTTTTATTATGATAACATTCATAATATTGTTCAATATTTTCTAAAAAATGCTTTGGTCTTATTCTATTTATTGGATACATATTTTTTTGAGTAAACATCCCAGTAAGCGCATCGATAAAATATTGTTCTTCTTTTTTTATGTTATTAAAAAGCATTCGTTCTGTTGGTTGTAGCTTTTCTAAATTAGTAGTCATATTGTCAAAATGATTTCTACATTTGTTAAACAACCCTAAAAAGTCGCTTTCACTTAAAAGAATATCATTTACATTATCATTTACATTATCAGCGATAATTAGCGATGTTTTTGTCGCATCAGCGATAATTTTATCGCTTACCGATAACTTTCTTTGTTTAGCTATTTCTTCCGCTTGCTCTAAAGATAATGTTTGATTTTCAACATTTAAAAATAAATCATTGTTCCATCGCTTTAAATTTCCTAAACGCCCTTGTATTGATTTTTCATTTTTAACTTTTTCGTATTTTTCTAAATCTGATTTTAATACGGCTTTTAAAGGTTCAAATATTAATTCGGTAATTCTATCAGGAGCAACTGGGTTTTTATCATTAACGTATCTAAAAAGGTGCTTAATTAACTTACCAGCCTCTTCGTCGGATAAGTTTTCAAACGTTTGTTCCCAATTAGAATAAATTAATATTGCTTTTTTATCTTTAGCCATAATTTTAAAAGTTTATTAAAACAAAAAGCCCTTAAATAAAGGGCTAGACGGTCTTTAATTAAGGGTGTTTGCTTTCTGTTTTATTTTCAAAATGGAACACCTACTTTTCAATAGGTGTCTAGCCATATTGAATTACAAATATAATAATAAATAATTTAAAAACAAATAAAAATTAACTTTTGTGTTGATTTAGTTTTTAAGTATTGATTTATAATCAGTTATAAATAGACTTGCGCAAATACAATAGTTATGGTTAATGCTACGATTCGTTTTCAT